GCCGCTCCCCGGAGGCGCGGTGATCACTCCGTCTTCGCGGACAAACGCGTTGTCCGGGACCGGCAGGCCGCCGCCACCGGTCGCCCCGTCGGCGCTGATCTTCGCCATCGCCTCAGTGCCTTCCTGCTACTCGCCGCGAACTCATGTCAGGCACCCCTCGGCCAGGTCGCATTCCCCATGGCGTCACGCCCCCCGCGGCCAAGTTGAGCCCAAGGCCTTCTGGACCGAGTAGGTGCCGCCGCCGCCCTTGACCCGGACTTTCTCCTTCAGCCAGGTGATGAACAGTTCGTCCAGCCCCGAGCCGCCGCCCGTGACCTCGAGGGTCAGCGCGCCGCCGCCAGCAGTCCCGTAGCCCCGCACCCCGCCCGGGCCGACCCCCGCGGCCCCCGCCATCCGTGACGCCGCGGCGCTGATCTCCGGCAGGCCCGACGTCATGCCCTGGCCGAGCATCTGGGCGATCTTACGGCCCGCCAGTGCCGGGTCGCCGCTGCCCGACAGCGGACCCTTCTTCGCCGGGGAGTGCGGGATGTGGTCCAGGATGTCGCCGGCGACGCTGGAGATCGCGTGGACCACGTCCCCGGCCGCGGACATGATCCCGCTGGCCAGCATCGAGATGACGTGCGCGCCGAAGGAGAACAGCTCGCCGGGCAGGCCAGCCATGGCGCCCAGGATCCGGCCCGGAAGGCCGCCGAACAGCCCCAGGATGTCGCTGAACGCCGACACCACCCCGGACTTGATGGCACTCCACGCCGAGGAGAAAAAGCCCTCGATATTGCTCAGCACCTGGCGCGCAAGGCTCTCAATGTCAGCCCAGACGGAGCCGAAATACTGCTTGATGGCGTTCCAGACCTGGGTGAGCATCGTTTTCATGTCATCCCACGCCTTGCCCCAGTGCCCGGTGACCAGCGCCAGGGAGATGTCAAAAAGGCCGACGATAATGTCCCACGCGACTTTGAGGGTCAGCACGATCCCGGCGATGTAGATCTTCACGACGGCGGCGATGATGTCGAACGCGGTCTTGACGATGGCCACGGCCTCGGCCCACAGGACCCGGAAGTAGGCCACCAGCAGGTCAAGGCCCGGCTTCAGGATCGCCATGATGATGTCCCACTCGATCCTGGTGACCGTGGACATGTAATCCCAGACGGCCTTGAAAACGGCGCTGATCACGCCCCAGGTGGCCTTCCAGACCTCCTCGATTTCCTTTCCGTTCGACTTCCACCAGGCATCGAACCCCTTGGTAATAGCGCCCTTGATTTCGTCAAACGCGCGGATTACCGGCCGGGCAACGTCCTTCCACAGATCCATCCAGAAATCGCGGAACGCCTTGCAGTGGTCCCAGAGCAGGATGAACGCCGCGACCAGCGCCGCGATGGCCAGGACGACGATCATGATGGGGTTCGCGTCCATCGCCGCATCCAGCAGGAACTGGCCCGCTGCGGCGATCTTGGATGCGGCGGCCTGCAGCATTTCGGAGTCCGCCAGCTCGGCGAACGCCTGCTTGGCTTCCATGAGGGAGCCGACCAACTTGCCGCCGATCACCGTCGCCAGGGTGCCGATGATCACCGCGGCGAGGGCGACGGCCGCGGCCTTGTTGCGCACCAGCCACTCCCCGAACGAGGCCATCACGCCCATGACCTTGGTTGCGGCCGGGAGGAGGGCGTCACCGAGGGAGTAGGCCACGGCCTCAGCGGCCTTGCCGGCCTGGCCGAGCTTGAAGTTGAAGTTCTCCTGGATGCGGGCCCAGCCGTTGATGTTCGCCCCGCCGTCCTTCGCGGCGGCGGAGATCGTTTTCACGTTCTTCTGGAAGGAGTCCATGTGCTTGCCGCCGATGAGCAGCGCCACGTTCAGGCCGGTGGCGCCGCCGACCATCTTGGACATGGCCGCGTCAAACGTTTGTTTCAGCCCGGTCGCCGACTGGGCCTGGGCCTGGAAGTTGGAGACCAGCTTCTCCTGCACCGGGTTCAGCGCCTGCATGGCCGTTCTGGCCTTGATGAACGAGATCGACCCGGTGAGGATCTTGTCGCTCAGGGCCTGCGCCGCGGGGGTCATCTTCTGCATGTCGCCGGCCAGGACCATGCCGCCCTTGGAGTTCCGCAGGATGGCCTCGGTCAGGGTCGACAGGGTGCCGGTCAGGCCCCGGGAGCCGATCTGCTTGGCGACCGTGTTGGCGTTCAGGCCCAGGGCCTGCATCTCGTGGGACGCGGTGGCTGACGGGTCGATCAGCGAGCGGATCATGTTCGCCAGGTCCATCGTGGCCCGGTGCGCGCTCATGCCCTGCATCGTCATCGTCGCGATCGCGCCGCCCACCTGGGCCAGCGAGATGTGCGCGGAGGCGGCGATGGGCAGCACCGAGGACAGGGACGTGGCCAGGTCCTGCAGGTGCATCTTGCCGGAGGCGACGGTGGCGATCAGCTGGTTGGTCGTGGCTGCGGCTTTGGACGCCGGGATGTTGTAGGCGTTCATCGCGCTGGTCAGCACGTTGGACACGTCGGCCAGGCTCGCGCCCTCGGACTTCGCGCCCTCCGCCGCGGCCTTCAGGACGTCCAGGCCCTTGGCGCCCGTGAACCCGGCCGAGGAGATCATGTACAGGCCCGAGGTGAGCTCGCTAACGCTGGTGTCGGTGCCGACGGACAGCGACAGGATGCCCTGCTTCAGCGCGGCCAGCGCCTTCACCGGCTCCCCGGCCGAGGTGGTGAGCTGGGTCAGGGACTGCTGCCAGTCCGCGGCCATCTTGATGCTCACGGCCGCGCCGGCGGCCATGCCGAGCGCGGCGAGCTTCATCTTGGACCCGAACCCGAGCGCCGAGGCCCCCGCGGCGTCCGTGCTGACCGCTGACTCGTCGGTGGCGTCCCGCGAGTCCCGCGCGGCCGCAGACTGCTCGAGCTCGGCCTCTCCGAGCTTCACCTGAGCGTCGATGGACGCGAGGGTGGCCGTCGTCACGCGGTCCTGCGCCGCTGCTAGCTCGTCCGCGCTCGCGCCGCTGTCGGCCTGCAGCGCGTCCAGCCGCTCCTGCGCCTCCGCGGCCTCGTTCACCGCCGCGGTGTACTCGTCATAGGCGGCGGAGACCTTCGCGGCCATGTCCTCCGCGCCCGCGGCCGACTCATCGAACCCGGCCTGCGTGTCGTTGTCGCTCGTTACGAGGATCCGGACGACGTTTTCCCCGCTCACCCTTACTCACCTCCCTCCGCGTCCTCGGCCATCGCCAGCACCTGCAGCCTTCGCAGCCACACCGGGTCCGCGCCCTCCGCCACGTGGCCCGGGATCCCGAACACCTGCCACAGCGCCCGGTAAACCCGCCCTTCGGTCAGGGCGAAAGGCTCTGTGACGCTTTCGCCAGTCCCGGTGGCGGTGCCCCCGGCGAGGTCGCGCCACCGTTCGATGCGGCCGGCGAGGTAGGGTCCACGCCACCGACCGCGTTAGACCACCGCTGGAAGATCTCCATCGCCAGGTCGAGATCCAGCCCGGCCAGGCCGGCGAACTCACACGAGTCGCCGCGGTCGGCGTGGTCCGCGCAGTGGCTGATGTCGGCGCGCAGCTGCGGCTTGCTCGACTCCTTGCAGACCGCGTACACCGCGGGGACCGGCTCCAGGTCCTCGGTGACGTTCCAGGCGACCAGCAGATTGCCGAACCGGCGCAGCAGCGGCCGGACCTCCGACGCCTTCGGCTTCTCGCCCATGCCTTCGGCCATCTCCTGGATTTCCAGGAAGACCTGCGTGGACACGCCCTTGACGGTGGCCTCCAGGCCCTTGTAGTCGCCGTCGCCCCAGACCAGCTCGTAGAGCTTCGGTTTTGCCTCGAATCCTCCGCTCATGCCGCCGTCACCGTCCGTCCGTTGACTCCGCTTCGTATTGGTGCCATCACGCTGCGTTAGTCCACGTAGGCAGTTGGCCGTCTCCGAGCATCAACTCGGACGAGCTCGTGAGCTCCCCCGTCGCCGAGCGGGCCACGTCGTAGGTGCTGACGTAGCAGTTGGCGCCGAGGAACGGGTACTCGGTGGCGGTCGGCGTGATCTGCACCGAGCGCAGCACCGACGTTGAGGACATGGTCGACAGGACCATGTGGCCCATGTTCGCCGCGTTGTCGAAGATCAGCTTCAGGCTGAAGGTGCAGTCGGCGAGCAGGAGCAGCCGCTGGTGGGCGTAGACGTCCACGCCCGTGACGTCCTGCACGCCGCGCGGCGTGGACATGCCGAACTCGGTGACGTCATCGGAGATGGTCTGGTTTGCGTCGGTGTCATCTGCCACTACGACCGTTGCCCCCAGGCCGGAAACCTTGGCCAATGTCCCGCTCCTTCCTTATTTATCCCTTTTGCAGGCGTTCGGCTAGAGTGCCGACGTGCTCGTCCAGGTCGCCGATCCACCCGGACATGTCTGTGTGCCTGCCAACCACCTGCTGGCCGGCGCGTACCTGCCACGAAGCGGGCCGGGTCCGGTGCTCGGTGAAGCACCGCTGATGGGCGGCGAAGCGGAACACGGTCACATCCGGCCCGTGCATCTCCCGGAAGTCGCGCCGGGAGGCGCCTGAGCGGATCCACTCCGCAGCGTCCCGGCCTTCCGGGGTGCGCTCGTCAAGGATGGTGTCCCAGCCGTACTGCCAGTTCTCGCAGCGCACGTCCTCGCAGGCGGCCTTCACCCAGCGGTCGGGCGGCATGCGGACCACGTAGTCCCGGGTCCGGCGCTGGCGCAGCGGGGGCATCAGGTCACCTCCCTCAGAAATTGGTGGTTGCGAGGTTGCGGTTGATGACGACGGCGAAGGTCGCTGGATTGAACGTGCCCGTGGTGATCACCCGCAGGTAGCGGCGGATCGTCGCCGTGCTCGCGGTTGCCAGCCGCTGCGTGGCCGGTGCAGCGGTAACCGCGGTAAAGGTCAGGCCGGTCACCGCGGCGAACGATGAGTTGTCTGCGGAGTCCTCGACCTCCACGGTCACGCTGGTGCCGGTGAACGCGGTCACCTGCAGGTAGGCCTGCGCCCCGAAGGCGGTCGCCAGGGCCCAGGTCCACGTCGGCGCCGCCGAGTACGTCAGCGTGATCGCCTGGCCGGCGGGAACCGTGTACGTGCCGTCGCCCGTCCCGACCGTGACGCCGTTGACCTTGACGTTGGACACCGTGCCGCCGCTGACCACGACCGTCGCGGGCAGCGGGGAAGAGTTGGTGACCGGTGTCGTTGACGACGGGACCGAGGGCGTGGTGAACGCGGCACCGCTGTCGAAACTGGAACCGTTCGTGTCTGCGGTGTCGGTGCGCAGGCCCGGGGTCAGCTGCACGCCCCACTCCAGGCCGTAGCCCTGGCCCTGGCCCTCGGTCTTCATCGTCAGCCCGCCGTCGCTCGCGCGGGACGGGTCGTAGTTGATCTGCTTGGCGTTCAGGCACGCAGCCGGGCTGCCGATCGACAGCGGCGGCACCAGGAACTCCATCAGCTCATCGGCCGTCGGCAGCGCGTCCAGGACCGGGGTCGCGTTCGCTGCGTCCCAGAAGCTGGTGAAGCCCATCATGCCGTCGCGCAGCCCCGGGACGCGGGAATGGGCGGACTGGGTAATGTCGGTCACGTCCAGCGGGCTCATGCTGGCGCTTATCGAATCCAGCGCATTCACGTCGCCCGAAATATCGTAGCCGCCACATAGGAAGCGCGCGCCAATTCCCGACTGCTTTCCACTCACGGCGACATCACCCACAAATCGTTTATCGCAATTGGCAGGCTTATTTGCTCAACTCGGAATTGCTTGCCCTCCTGCTCCACATACACCGGTTCGGCGCGCAGGTTCAGCAGGTCGATGTCACGCACCGTGCCGCCGAGGGTGAAGTTGCCGCTGTACTCGTTGAGCAGGGTGGATACCGCAGTCAGGATGGCCGGGTCCACGCCGTCCAGCGGCTTCTGCATCATCGGGTTCCAGACCATGACCAGGAACGTGATAGTGCCGCTGACCGAGCCGAGGCCCGACATTGCCCCGCTGGCAGCGATCGGTCCGAGGATGATTGAGCAGGAAATGCCATCGCCCGGCGCGTTTTCGGAGTCGTGGGTATTGACCCTGCGGAAGATGCCGAGCTTCAGCGCATGCGATTCGAGCGCCGAGAAGAGGGCGTTGACGTCGGACGTGTCAAAGAAGCTCACTCCACGCCCCCGCCCATCCGCTCAATGAACTTCGCCAGTTCGGTCTGCGCGTACGGGGTCACTTGCTTGCGCATCCGGGCACGGGTCCGGCGGAACGTGTGGTAGCCGCGGAAGTCCGTCGACTGGTTGCGCCTACTCGTGCCCTCCAGCCACGGCCAGGAGTACTCGCCCTCGCGGATGCCGCCCGAGACGACCCAGTTGGCGCCCTCGCCAGAGATCTTCACCCCGCCCGCGGCAGCACCTGTCCCGCCCCGGCCGGACTTGTCCATCCGCGCCGTGTCGAGCTTGATCCAGGTCTGGGCGATCTCAGCGATCTCAGCCGAGAGCGCGCGGGTGAAGTCCCGGGCGGCGACAGCGGCCTGGCCATTGAAGAGCGGGCCCGTGAGGGTGACCTTGGTCGTCGCCATCACATCCGCCTTGGCTGGTTGCGGGTCTTGGCTGCCGACCTTGGCGTGGTGGTGGCAGGAGGCGGGACCGCGGGCCCGGCCGCGCCTGGAGCAGGTGCGGCCTTTTCTGCGTTCAAACCCTCTGACTTCGCCGGGTTGCTTCCGGCTCCTCCCCTTGCCGGCCCGTCGGCCACCACCGAGACGTGCTGCATGACATCGGCGCAGTGGCCGGCCACTACGCGCTCAATGTGGCGCTGCATGATCACGTGCCTCTTGTCCGCCTCTTCGGCGATGCGCTTCTCTATCGCCGACACGCGCTCGTGCACCTGGGCTGCGACCTGCCCGGCGACCCGCTTGCTGGCGTGGTGGCCGGTGAGCCGGGCGAACACCGCAGCGAGCAGAGGGATCGCGGCCAGCATCACCACGACGGCAGCCACCTGGCCTGCGGCACTCAGCGACGGGTTGCAGCCCACTGTTGAGGCGGTCCCTACCGAGCAGTAAAGGCCGGTGCCGAAACCCAGGTGCCAGGTGACCGCGAGCGCCCATCCGCCGGCGGCCACGACCACGGCAGCGGCGGCAAGGAGGAGGATCGCGCGCTTCATGACTGCCCCCGCTGCCAGGTCTGGCCAAGCGCCCTCTGCACGCTGCCGGTCCCGCCTCCGCCGCGGCGGTGGATCTCGCTCCGCAGCCAGTCCCAGAGGCCGGGCATAGGCTCGCTGGCCGCCGCTACGGCCGCCTCTTGCGGCCTGGGCTGGCTGGCGAGCGCCTGCAGCGCCTCAATGACCTTGTCCAGCCGCTCCGCGATGTGGGCGAGCGTGACCTCTTCTCTGGCGTAGGAGCGGCCCTCGGCCTCATGGCGGCTGCACCATGGCGTGCCGCTGATCTTGTGCTTGCCGATGCGCCAGCAGCCGCCGTGGTGGCAGTTGTGCAGGTGCCAGGAACCAAGGATCGCGCCGAGCAGGGACAGCACGGTGAGCGCCGGGACGAACCCAGACTCCAGCTGGTAGGGCCAGCCGGTCCCCTGCGGCACGGGCGAGATACCCATCCCGAACCGCCACGCCAGCCAGTGCGTGACCGCCGAGTAGGTGATCAGCGCTACGGCCACGCATGCCGAGAAGCCGGTCAGAAGGCGCTTCATGCCACACCCGCCGGGGTGAAGTGCACGCAGACGGCCACGACCACGGCAGCGGCCAGCAGCACGCCGTAGGACTCGGCGGCAGCCAGGACGAGACTGCGCTCGCCAGTCCTGTGCCTCTTCCACGCGATGACCGCGGTGATCACCAGCACGAAGGCGACCGACCAGCTCCGGGCGTACCAGCCGGGCATCACAGCGAACGGGAGGGCCGGGATGACCGCACCCGCGCCCGTGGCCAGCCCGATGGCCAGCGACGGCAGGAAGCCGTTCCGGGACTCGCTCAGCCACTCCCCGGCGGCCATGCCGACCGTCTCGGCCGCGCCTACGCCGATGGCTACGGGCAGGATCAGCGACGGGTGGGCCAGCAGTCCGAGGACAACGCCCAGGTAGCACACGAGGCCGTCGGACAAACCGAACGTCACGGGCCTGGTCAGGGTGCGGGGTTCGGCGCTCGTCACGGCGCACCCCCGCAGGTGACTAGCTCTTTGTCCTCGCTGATCTTGTCGAACCGGGCCGCCTCAAACGGGGACAGGCCGCAGCAGGGCATGAGCCCGTCCCCGCCATCGGGCGGGCACAGGTGGGTGACGATCAGGCGCCGCTCAGCGACCTGCGGGGAGCCGTCCTCGCCGCGGCGCAGCTTGAGCTCGACCTCCCGGCCCTCGAGGTCTTCCGGTGCCTCCGGGTCCTCGAACGACCACCAGTGGGTGCCTGCGGTCCCTGGCTCCTGCTGCTCAACCAGCGAGCAGCCTTCTGGCCACTGCGGCTTCATGGCCAGCAGCGGGTCGGCGATGAGGATGCGGTAGCGGGCCATCAGGACGTCACCTCCGCCGCCGCAAAATGATGCGATGATGCATCAATGGAGAAGAGGGTCCCTCTAGGCGAGGTCGGTGCCGCCGTCATGCGGAACGTCGCAGAGATCCGGCAGCGCAAGCGCATGACGTACCAGGCACTGTCAGTGCGCCTGCAACAACTTGGGCGACCGATCCCCACGCTCGGCCTCTCCAGAATTGAGCGTGGAGAGCGGCGAGTGGACGCCGATGACCTTGTGGCACTCAGCCGCGCGCTGGAAACGGACGTCTCAGTGCTGCTTGGCCAGGAGTTCGCCGTGGCGCAGCACGTCACAATAGAGCGTCCCGAGTTCCTTATCCGCTTGCAGGTCATCACACCGCCCTAGACCGCGCTTGCCGGCCGTACTCGGTGCGGCACTCTTCCCACAGGTCCGCCAGCGCCATCCCGGACGCCGGCCGGGCAGCGTCACCGGAGCCGACCATCCGCGAGTAGCCCGCGGTCTCCTGCAGCAGCCTGTTGACGGCCTCGCCGATCGCGAGATCTCTGATCATCTGCGGCACCCGGTGCCGGTAGACGGCCGTGTCCTCAGGCCAGGACGCCGCCGTGGTGCCCTGGGTGCCTCGCTGCACTGTCAGCGACCGGTAGGCGTAGATCTCCGCGCCAGAGTGGGACGTGAGCACCGTGCCGTTCCACGCCCGCTCCACGGTCGCGATGCCGTTGACGACCATCTGCACGAGCATCTGCTCGCTGTCCAGCAGCAGCACCTCGCCCGTGTTCGGCGGGTTCCCGCTGCCGGTCCACTCGAGCTGGTCGTCGGCCGTGGACGCCGTTGAGCACCCGTCCCCGGACTGCGCCAGGCCGGTGTCCGCCGCCGAGCGGTCCTGCACGAGCACACGCTCGCCGGCGTACGGGGCGATCAGCCCGGCGTGGCCGAGGGTGTCGCCCGGGTAGGGCGGCGTTCCGCGGGCGTAGCCGAGGATCAGCAAGTCCCCGACGCCTATCAGCGCGGCGTTGGTCACCGTGATGGGCGTGGTGCTGGAAGTCACCTCTGCGGCCAGATCGGCAACCGGGTCCGCTTCTCCCGTGAAACCCCACGTCGCCTGCACCTCGATGGCGTTCTGCGGGGTCTGGGAGTTGCCGCCGAACGTGGAGGAAGTGGAGCGGTCAAGCTCGATCTTCGTCCAGGGGAAAGCGGGCCTTTTGTTGGCCGGCCGCAGGAAGCACGTGTTCAGCGGGATGTTCACGCCGCCGCTGGAGAACGTGGTCAGGCACAGGACGTCGTTCCAGTCCAGGAACAATTCCCACGGCTGGGCGTAGGAATAGTTCGGGTAGTCCCACCATTTTGTTCCGTCCCACGGAACAAAGATTCTGTGAAGGTGCCCTTCAATGTTACGGGTAATGGACTGAATAGCACGGTCGGTCTTATATTGGACCTCAGTGGTAATACCGTCCTTAAAGTCGATCGCCCTTTGGGCATCTTCTCTGGACGCATAGCAGTACTCATAGACGGTCACCAATTCACCGTCCATGCGCCCTCGATGACCGCACCAGCGAAGTCGGCCGGGCTGTACGGCTCGCCCCAGGACCACCAGGTGCCGTCCGGGGCGGCCGTGACCGCATGCGGGCCTTCGGGCAGGTCCAGATGGAGGATTACGCTGCCGCCATGGCTGAGAAACGCGTTGCGAAGCTCCTGGGTGGCTACGAGACGGTGATCTACCCGACCGCCCTCGGCGAGGTGTGGCGTATCGGCAACGTCCACGGCCCCGTAATGAAGCTGCTCGGCCCGCAGGACGAGCCGTGTGTTCATATCCTCAATGCCCGTGAAGCGCGCGCCGCGGCAGCAGCGCTCATCGAGATCGCGGACGAGATCGAAGGTGCCGGGCCGGCTCCCGCTTAGCCCATACTCCCGCACCTCCCTGAGCGTGTCCAGGATCGATGCGCCCTCGTCCGGGTCACCCGCCGTCCGCCAGTACAGCGCCAGTACGTCCTCCTCGTGCACGGCCACGCCCAGCGCTAGCCGCAGCGACGCCGCGAGGGCCTGTGCGGCGCAGCACGACACGTCACCAGGGGCCAGCGCCAGCCCGGTCTTGGACATCGCCTTCCTCTCGGCGCGCTCGTGCTTGAGGGAGGTGATCTTCTTCGCGATCGATGAAGCCTTGGCGAGGTCATGCTTGCGCGTCCCCGCACTCTTAGCCGTGGCGGCCTCGTGCTTGAGCGTGGCCTCCCGCGCCTTGTCCGAGCGGATCTGCGCTGTCAGATGCTCGGGCGTGGCCGCCTTGCCGACCGCCGACTTTGCCTTCGTGGACATGGCGGCCCGCTAGCTGTAGGTGTCCAGGACCACGACCGGGCTTACCGTCTGCCCGGCCTCAGTGGTCGTCGCGGACTGGATCCAGTAGCGCCCGTCAAGCCGGCTCCTGATGCGGAAATCGGACGTGTCGCTGCCGAAGCCCGGGCCCTTCGCGGACCGCTCGATGGTCATGGTGAGCCGGTCCCCGATGAGGTACTGGCGCAGGTCGGCCAGGATCACATCGCCCGTCGTGCCGAGTGCGGGCTGGTGATCGGTGATCAGCGCTGGCAGGCCGAGCAGGCTCGGGCCTACCTTGTCGCCGTCGCCGGCCTGGAACCAGTCCGACAAGGTGGCGACCGCACCCGTCCCAGGTGCCGGGTCCGATGGGTCAGCCGGGTAGAGGTACAGCTCAAGGAGCTGGTCCAGCACGGTAGCCGACAGCAGCCACGCCACGCCCGTTACCCCGGCTGTGAGCCCGGCCTGCTTCGCCGCTGGATGCAGCGCTTTGAACATCGCGACAAGGTCAGGGAGTATGACGACGTTATTGGTGTTGCGGGCCACATTCACCGCGCACGGGGCGTCTATCAGGCTCTGCGGCTGGCCAGTGCCCGTCCCGTTGCCGATGAACAGGTCGTCCTCGTACCAGGAAAGGCCTTCCGGGACCACCCGGGCCAGGAAGTCGCCGAGCGGGCCCGCGGCGTCCTCAACCAGCTCGTTCGGCGTGTTCGCCAGCAGGCCGGCCAGCTTGTTCGCTTCCAGCACCGTCCGGCCGAACGTGGGAGCGGTCGCCGGGATCGGCACGCCCTCCTCAACGAAGGAAAACTCCAGGCCGCCCAGCGCCTGAGTGCCGGACTGCTGCGTCGGGTTGTCCAGGTTCGGCACCGCGAGCCGCAGGCTGCCCATCGGCAGGACCATCGCCCGCGGGCGCATGACCGCCGAGGTCATGTACTCCATGACCTGGCTGCGGAGATACTCGGGTACCAGGAAGCCACCTTCGGACGGGATGCGCTCGGTAAAGGTGGCGTTCTTCGGCCGCGTCATCACCGCGGCGATGAACCGGCGCGGCTCGGAGTCCATGGGATCGGTGACGGCCCGCATGAAGCGGGGCCACGACCTGGCCCACGGCTGGCCGTCCAGTTCGGCGCCGGGGGCGTCGTTGCGGTACAGGGCGCTGCGCCAGGTGCCCGGCTGCGGCAGCTGCCCGGTGCTCGCCAGTTCGCCCGCGACGAGCTCGAAGTCCTCGGTGGCAGCGCTCATCCGTCCCTGCCCATCGGTACGCCGTGCCGCGGCACCACGACGTCACGTGGCGCACGCCAGCCGCAAAACTTGCAGAACTTGATCACCGACGCCCCGGCGTCGGTCGACGGGCCCGTGGTGAGCGGCTCGCCGTCGCGGGGGCACGCCAGGCCGCCGTTGCTCGCCACCTCCTGCTGCCACCAGTCGAACTCCATGTTCTGGTCGGCGAAGATCCCGGCCAGGCCGTAGTAAGCGCCGGTTGCGGGCAGGCCGCTCATGGCGTGGCCCCCGTCCGGTGCTCAGCGAGCCGCTGCATCGGCAACTGGCAATTGGGGCAGTTGACGGCGGCTTTCCACGCGCCGCCGATTGCGAGAGTCGCCCGGCAAGGCGTGCAGTTGTAGCTGTGCCAGACGTCGGGCATCCCGGCCGTCACGGCGTGGCCTTCTGCTGCGGGGTGGCAGGCTTCGCCGGGGACGGCGGCGGAGTTGCGGCCTTCGGTGCTGGCGGCGCGGACGGAGCCGCGACTGGCGACGGGGTGCCCGCCTTCTGCTCGGCGACCGTGACCGTTTCCTCTGGCGGGACCCCGGCCGCCTTCTGGTCGGCCACGGTCACGACAGCAGGCGCTTCCTCCTCCGGTGCGGGCTTCACCTCGCCCGCAGGGACGGGAACGGACGGGGGCGCGCTCCCGCCATCGGGCAGGATCGCTGAGGCGTGCACGGTCGTGACGGAGCCGATGGTCGTCGCCCCGAACCGGTTGATCTTGGGCACCTCGTCCTCCTGTCCGGCCGCGCCCGCGGCCCCTTCCTCGTCGTGCGCGGTCGCCCGGCAGGCCGGGCAGCACGGCGCGCCGGGCGTGTACAGGCACCCGCACTCCCGGCACACCCAGCGCACATGCCCTCCCGCAGGTCAGCAGCCGACAGCGATCTGGTCGGCGATCGTGGACGTGGCCACGGTGATCTTCAGGTACCAGCCGGCGGGCAGCCGGACCCTGATCAGCTCGCCGTTCACCCCGACTGCAGAGGTCAGGATCGCGACAGCGGTTCCGGCCGCAGCAGCGCCCATGGACAGCGTGATGGTGCCGCCACCTGTGCCGATCTGGAAGTACACCTCGTAGTCGCGAGTGGTGTCGGACAACTGCGACGCGGTGCCGCTGACGAACCCCGGCGAGGAGATGACCGGCGCCGAGGGCGCGGTACTCGTCCCGCCGTTCAGCGTCTGCACGCCGTTGACGGTGCTCGGCGTCTGGTAGGTGCCGTCCTTGCGGTAGAACGTCGTGGTATCCCCGACGCTCTCGCCCGCGCCGCCGGTCGCGCCCTGCTGCTTGCTGATCTTCAGGTCGCTGCTCATCGCCCGGCCTTACGAGCTCGCGCCGGAGAGCTGCCGCAGGTTCGGCGGGGTCCGCTGCACCAGCAGGTCGTGCAGGATCGCCGTGACCTTGCCGGACCCGCCGACGGTCACCTCGACGTACTCCGCCGCTGCCGGCAGGTCGCTGCCGTCCACGTAGAAGGACACCGAGCCAGAGGCGATGGCCACGTTGTCCGCCGCGGCCTGGCTGGCCGCCACCCACTCAGCGGCACCCGCCGTCGAGGTGTTGGTGTAATAGTTCGTGATCGTCGCGAGCGTGGACGGCGAGCCGTTGTACGTCGCAGCCGAGTTCAGCGTGAAAGTGTCGTCCCCGGTGCACACGAACGTGATGCCCGCGCAGTCCTTCATGCTGATAAGCGTTGCGGCCGCGATCGGGACTACATTGACGACCCGGCCGAGTCCTTCCATCATTGGCGGTTGCCTCCTTTAAGGCGTGTGCTCCCGGTTCCGGGTCAGGCGTGCGGGGTGTCAAGCAGGACGACAGGCGACAGGGTCTGAGCGGAGCCGTTCTGCGGAGTAAGCGCGGTCTGCTGCCAGACCCGGCCATCCAGGCGCTCGATCATGCGGTAGGCGACCAGGTCGGACGCGAACAGGTACTCCTCGCTCGTGGCGATCTGCATGGACTGCCGGTCGCCCAGCAGGTACTGGGACAGGTCCACGAAGGACAGCGCGCCCGCCGTGGTCGTGTTGCCGGTCAGCGCGGACGGGATCTTCTCGGAGACGA